AGCTCCAATACTTCATTCTTTAAAGCTTTCAAGACTTGGTAGTGCCCTGAATAACCAGCTAACTCTGCTGCTTTCTTAGGGTCTCCTTGTGTTTCTACAAGACTATCAAGAAAGAGTTGTTGTTTGTCGGTAAGTTCTCTAGGTTTAGAGAGACTTGGTAAAATACTTTCCATGTAAACCAGTATACATCCATATGCTAAAAAGTCAAGAAGGACTTGACAAAATCTTCTCTGGACTGTATAATGAGGCTTGTCCGGTAGGCAGGTTAGACATATATAAATCCCACCCACTCTATTAGTCTTAATAGCCCGACTTATTCTAGTTTACAACCTATTTCCCTTAAAACATTCAATCACACCATAGATATACTATGGTGGTAGGGTGGTCTCCTGCCTACCCCTCTACCTTATTACTTTACAAACCTAGCAGACACTTAAAGAACTCTGCTCATTCTCTGCTCACTTCAGAAGCTTATAAAGTATACAAACTTTAAAATCTAAAGAGGACAAGTAGTGTCTTTAACTTCCCTAGTCTTTAAAGTCTAGCAAAGTTTAAAGCAGGAGACCTTTAGTATTCAAACGCTCCACATCTTTTGTAGTAAGAGCGAAATTTGACAGGGCTCATTGGTCGCCTTAGCTCTGGCTAATTCTTATTAGTTCTCATTAAGGTAAAACTTCTATCTAGTTTACAAAGATTGTAAAGTTATTAGAGTTATAATTATAACTATAACTTCACAGACTTTTAATACTATCAATACGATAGAAGTTTTTCATCCTAATACTAAGAGAACTAATAAGAATATAAAAGATGATATCGAACTGCCATAATTACTTAATGCCTTAGGTTTTCTTAATCTTGAATTGTCTTCTGATACTACTCTAATTCCACCATAAATTAAAGCGTTAGAAACCTGTTAAAGTTTCAGGACATGTTGTTTGTAATAAGCCAATAAGAGCTCATTGTATCCCTAGTTTTTTAATCTTTAAGGTATGAAAGATAACAAAAACATAGGAATACTAATGATTCTAATAACTTTTACAAACAACGAAACTTTACAGGTTTCTAACAGATTACTTGCTTTAATTCATATCCAGCTCTTAAGAGCTTTTGGAATTAGAGTAGTAAAGCTCAGATGTTCTGAAACATCTGATTATATGGCAATTCAAGATTATATTGAGTTGCTTAACTCAATAGCTAAAACCTAAGGAGGTAATTATGGCTAAAACAAAGTTCGATATCAATTCAATCTCACCAGAGCGTCAGGCTCAACCGGCTTCGCCCGGACAGATAAATGCTGTCGCTCTTAAATTTTCTACTACAAAAGATGGTGGTAGAGACTGGCGTTTGAATACTCAACTCAGAGCACATTTAGGCACTTCTGCTACTACTGGCAATTATTCATTGCTACAGGCTCATAAGGATTTACAATCTAAGCCTAAATTTGTAAGTAGGGAAGTTAATGGTACTAAAGTACCAACTACTTGTCCTCAGAAATACTTAACTGCGATAGCAAGCTACTTAGCTTCTAATCCTGAAGTGAGTTAAACAATCAGAGAATGAGCAGATTTATTAATTCTAATGAGTCTGCTCTTCTCATTTTTAATAAGGAAAAAAAATGAAATATCCTAAAGCAACTAATTCATATGATAATTTCGATAACAGAACTACTTTAAATTGGAACTTTAAACAGTTCTGTGAAAAATTAGATGTATATGATAGTCCTGAAGATGTAATTAATCTATCTAAATAAATAAACATCTAATTTTTAATAAGCTATTAGTCCTTAATAGCTTATCATTTTTTTTTTTCTGTCGACCACCCTACCCATTCTAAGTCTAATACTTAGTAACTATTAGAATTTTATCCATACTTCGGGGCTTTTAAACTGGGGGCAGGAGATTGAAGGAGCTGTACCTTTTACCTTTAACTCTTTGTACCTTTCTTTCAACTGTACCTTTAAAATCTGTACCTTTGCTATTATAATTAGATTTTAATAGCCCGATTTAAACTATGTATTTCGCACGCCTAAAGACTGGACAACGACAGGGAAATTTGCTATACTTTTAGGGCTTCGGCGGTTTATATTTTAATAAAGGAGATAGATATGATGATATTTAATTACGAAAGTAAAAAACAGATGAAAGAATGTATAGGGCAACCATTAAGATATACTGAAACTTCATTATTCGGAGAAGAGTATAAGAGTGATGGTTCATTCGTAGGTTGTAATAGACCATCTTTACCAGAAGGAACTGGAACTAGAGAGTTCTTTGCTAAAGTAACTATGAAAGATGATTTAATTTCAACAGTTGAATAAAATAATCAGCAATACTTTAAAAGCTAATACGTGCGTAAAGGCTTGACTTCTCTGCCCAGCTTTGCTATACTTTTAGGGCTTCGGCAGACTATGTTTAATAATGGAGATAAATATGTTAGATAGACTAACAGACATGGTAGATACCATGATTGATAATGGAGAGATTGTTCTTAATGACAGACCTGAATTTGAGGGAGAAGATGAATGAATTATATATTCGACATTGACGGAACTCTTATGAACATAGACCATAGAAGGCACTATGTCGAAGGAGATAAGAAGGATTGGAAAAGTTTTGTAGATGCTATAGAACATGATACTATTAATAATCCTGTTGCTAATATATTAGAGCAACTAAGTTATCATACCTATATCTCTGATACTGGCTTTTACTTTTTAACAGGTAGAAACGAAGCTCAAAGGGAGATAACTCAAAACCAAATTCAACATTGTGGTTTTTCTGAAGATAATTTTCATAGGATATATGGTATTAAAGATGATATATATCGAATATATGATTGTTGGGAAGAAATCTTACTTATGAGACCAGATGGAGATTATAGACCAGACGCAGAACTTAAATCAGAGTTGTTTGATAAGCTTGTAGATATACATGGTTTTGATACTGAAGATACAATCATCTTTGATGATAGACAGTCTGTTGTAGATATGTGGAGAGCAAGAGGTTTAACTTGTTTTCAAGTAGCTAAAGGAGATTTCTAATGCAGTTTGAAAGCAAAGACCAAGCATTTAATGCTCTTAAAGACAAAGGTTTTAAATATGATAACTCCATGAGTATCAGAGAAGATAAATGGTTTATCTTTAAAAAGGGCAGAAAGTATTCACTACTTACTCCTAAGTATGATAATATATTAGGAACGAAGTGGATAGTTAGAACATGGCACTGATAGTTTATACCCTATTCTTGCGTAAAGACTGGACAAAGCATGGCAAGGTGTGGTATACTTTTAGGGCTTTGGTGGGATTCCTTAAAAAAAAAGGAAGACTAAATTTAATAATATCTTATAGGAGATAGAGATATGAGTGACATCACTTATACAAATAAAGGTAGTGCTACTACTCAAAAAATAGCAGAAGCTCCTTTGTCAGTTCAAAAGATTTGGCAATCAGCTTCATTACTGGGTGTGAATATTCTTAGAGTAAGAGTTCATAAAGAGAGATACGAAACTACTAAGGGAGCTACATTTAATGGCTACCACAATGGTAAAGTATCTATCTATTCTCAAAGAAGCAATCCTCTTTTACCTCTTTGGTTCAGAAGGTTTGTTAAACTTGGAGAATCCAATGTAGGTATGCAAGTTTTAGAAGTTTCCAGAAACTTAGATGTTGAAGAAACTCTAGCAACTTTAGATGAATTTAATACTTACATCAATGGAAACATCTTTACTAGATTATTCCAAGCTATTAAGACTGTATTAGCTTAATACTTCTGGAGTGTTATCCCTACTACATTACTCAAAGGGGTTGATGATACTAGAAATAAAACGTATCCCAGCTTATCTGAAAACATGGTAGGATAAGATTAGGAAGGAGAACTATGTAAGGTTTAGTTAGTTCCTTTCAAAAACTAACACATAAAGTAGAAAGGTGGTAGTACCTAGAATAACTATCTGACTGCTAGGAAAGACTAGCATGATTTAATTGTAGTTGCGGTGTTGAAACTCCTATAAAATCCAGAAGTCTGAGCCATTTAAAATGGAGTGACGAGGAAGGTCGGAGATGAAAGAGCGATAAGACTGAGAAATCCAGACGCTTACGAACTACATAGTGTGGCTAGAGTTCCGAGAAACTAGTTCAATGTGGGATAGGAATGACGGAAACCACCTCTAGTCACACACTTTTTAAGGGAAGCACTAGACTTACTTACAAGAAACAATTAGTGCTTTCTAGTGTGGCTAAATTTGAGTGGTAGTATACGATGTCCTACACAAGTAGCCTTGTAGGGATTTAGTCACACACTTTTTAAGTGTGGTTATATAAGGTGCAGACATGTCGTTAGATACTAGTCCTAACAATGCCAATGCAAACAAAAGCAGACCTTTGGTAATATAGCCACACACTTTTTAAGCATGGCTAGAGATTTCAGAAGCCGGTTTACTGTGGGATAAGAACTGTTGGAATACCACGTCTAGCCATGCACTTTTTAATATGGTAGAGATGCTACTGGTTAAGCAAGCTGTCTGTAAAACAGTACCCTCTGGGTTTGTAAGTTCAACTCTTACCTCTACCACCAGTTTTTAATTTAGGAGAACGAAGATGCCAACATATAAATTATTATCAAGCTCTAGTCCTAAGATAGACAAGAGCAACAAGATACAGGACAAATACTTTAGTAGGATTATGTATCTAGCACCTAGTAATCTTGCAGATGGCAAGAGAACTGTTTGCCCTTATGCTAAGATAGCTATGTGTGAAGAAGGTTGCTTAAATACAGCAGGTATGGGTGGAGTTTATCCTAGTATTCAGAAAGCTAGGATTAGAAAGACTTTATTATTCTTAAATGAATATGAAACCTTTATGTCTCAACTGGTTGAGGACATCAACAAGTTTATCAAGGAGTGTGCTAAGTTAAATAAACTTCCCTGTCTTAGATTGAATGGCACTTCGGATATTCAATGGGAACACCAAGAGTATAAAGGCAAGACAGTTTTTGAAATGTTCCCACAAATACAGTTCTATGATTACACCAAGATACCTACTAGAAAGGTTGAGGGCATACCGAACTATCATTTAACATGGAGTTATTCAGAAGCTAATGACAAATACTCTAAGCTATTTGATAAAGTTCCGAATAACAAGGCAGTAGTGTTCAGAAATCTCTTGCCCTCTATGTTCAAAGATGTTAAAGTGATTGATGGAGATGAACACGACATGAGATTTTTAGATGAACCGAATGTAGTGGTTGGTCTTAAAGCGAAGGGCAAAGCTAAGAAGGATTCTTCTGGTTTTGTAATTGATTTAATAGAAGCGAGGGCAATATGAAAGTAGAAGAAGTATTAAAAATAATAGAAGCAGAAGGAAGAACTATACCTTGTGATATGTATGAAGGTCATGAGTATTGGTCTGAAAGCAGAAAAGAATATAGAGAATTTTTAGATATGGATATTATTCATGTCTTTAGAATAGCAATCAAACATGGTATGTCAAGAGAGCCTTCTTATACAGAATATAAGAAAGGTATTTATACCTTGACAGTTAAATAAAGCGAGGGCAGTATGATTAAATTAGAAGAGAAGAATAAATGAGCCACCCAATACATCAAGCAAGAATGGAACAGCTCTTTGAAGAAGGGTTAGAAGAAGGTATAGCTAAAGGTTTAGAAGGTAAAGCATTAGATTTCTTTGCTGAACAGTATGCCAAAAAAGCTATAAATGAATGTGATTGAACAACCTGCAGTATTTAGTGCTGATGTATCAGTAATTATTATACTGCTTGTGGTGTGGTTGGTGTATCGAGAGAATTTTCTACTGCTCGGTGCATTTGTATATCTCTTTGCTACAATAGTGTGGCATTTTGATTTTAATTTTGTAGAAAGTTTAGAGAGGATAATATGGAGGACACAATGAAAGCAATACTAATAGATGTTTATGAAAAAGAAATAAGAGAAGTAGATTATGATGGTACTTTAGATTTTATTTATTTTAACTTAGCTTGTAGGACTTTTGATGTTGTTAGAGTAGATGATGTTAATGGTATTTTTGTAGATGATGAAGGTATTTTGAAGGACAATTTATACTTTGAATACTCAGCTAGTGATCGTGTCTTTCAATTAGCAGGTAATGGATTGATACTTGGTGTTGATGATGAAGGAAATAGTATATCTCCTACATTAACTGTTGAAGATGTTAAAGGTAAAGTTAACTTCTTACCAGAAGGCTTTAAAGTTGAACCATATGCAAGGATAACAGCATGGGATTAGTCTTTGGTTATGATTATAAGGGTAAGAATATTGAATGGACTTGGAATGTTAGACCTAAAGAGAAAATCTTTTGGAAGACTTGGAAGCCTAAGAAAGAAAACATAAAGATATTAACACGCTTGACAGACAAGGAAGAAGCTGGTAAAATTAGGGTAGAAATTTTTGAGGGTATTATAAATACAGAACACCCAAAAGAAAAGAAGTTAACAGGAATTTACAAGGAGAGAAAGTAAATGGATGAATATATATTAACAGTTGTTGATGATGAAGAAGAAGTCTCAACGCTTAAAAGTTTTGCAGAAACCATAGAAGAATTAATAGATAACATAGTTTGTATGGAACATATTAAATCTATTACTCATGTTCTTAGAGTAAAAGACCAAGCAACATGGAATATAACTGATGATACTTCATTAGAAATATTAAGGGAATATAGAAAAGGAATTACAGATAATGTTGGTCTTAGAAATTATTTAATAGGTAGAGAGGAACTAGATGAGAAAAGCTAGAGGATTAAGAGAGGTAATAAGAAATGAAAGTAGGCATAGGTATAAACATACCTCAATCGGAAACTCACGGAATACTAGAGTTAGAAACAAACACAAAAAAAGAAGTAAAAAATTGCAAGGAAATGGAAGTCCAGCATACAGAGGGCAAGGAAGATAAGAAGAAATTATTTAAATGGGAATGGAAATTATGAGTATAGATATAAGTAACGCAACATTAGATGTTATAAAAGCTATTAAGAATAAACAGGCTATAAGATTTGATTATAAATATAAGTATAGTGGAGTTAATGAAGAACCTAAAACTTATATTGTAAAACCTTTAGGATTTTTCGGAGACTTCGATGGCTTTGAAGGTACTGATGAAGACACAGAAGATAGACAATTCAAACGCTTTAGGTTTGAGACTGTTACTGAATGGTTAGGAGTTGTTAAACCTGTAAAGGTTTTAGTTGAGTTAGAATTTAATGACTATCCTACAGATACAGAAATTGAAGAAAAACTAGAACACTTAATTGATTATCAAACACCGGAGAAATTAATGTGGAGATTAGATGATGACTGAGTATGATGCCTTTGCTATCTACAGAGAACAAGAAGAGAAGGATAAAATCTCTGCTATTGAAGCTAACAACGGCTTGATAACTTATTATTTTAAAGATGAAACAACAGAGATTTGGAAAAGAAATAAGCTAGGAAGGCTATATAAATTTAAGAAGAGAGGATAAAAATATGACAAATAATTTTGAAGCTACAGTAGCTACAGAAGATATTAGAAAGTTCGCTTTAACTAAGGAACAGTATCAATCTTGGGAACAATTTATTACAGATAACTATGAAACTATTTATAGTAATAAAGATATACATGAAGTACACCATACTCCAAATAGTCCTTATTATATAGTATCTGTATTTAAAAACGAACAATCTGGAATGCAAAATTTTCTTGAGAATTTGCTTGCAATCTAGGATGAAGTGTGGTATACTTCTTGGACTCAAAGATATGACCTTGATATTAAAGGCAATTTCCTTGAGTCATTAAGTAGTTATGCCCTCTATCTCCATCCCTCAAGGGCTACTTAATTCAGTTTACTGAGGTGATGGGGCAACTGACTCATAGCCCCAACTGGCTATGGTTTTATTAATTACTGTTTTAAAAGGAGGAATATTATGGCAGTAGTAGAAGGAACTGCGTATTGGGCAAGTATTAAAACACCTAATACCAAGTTTGAGCCAGTATATACAGTCAACCTTGTGGTTGATGAAGATACTGCAAATGATTTTGCGTCAAGAGGACACAAGATCAAACAGATGGATGAAGGTCCATCTATAATTATCAAGCGTAAAGTTAATGGACCTAATGGAATGGTTCGTGTAGCACCTAGATTGTTGGATGCTGACAAACAGGAAGTTAACTATGCTGTTGGTAATGGCTCTAAAGTTAGAGTTCAGTATAATGAATATGAAGGAACTAATAAGTTCGGAGACTATACAGGCTTAGATTTACAAGCTGTTCAAGTCATTGACCTTGTTGAGTATCGTTCAGAAGATGGTGCTGAATTACTAGATGGAGAGGAGTTCTAATGGCTGTTGATGAAGGCATAGAACAAAAACCTTATGTAACTATTGATGGTGTTCAACTTACGATAGATGAATTACCTGAAGAAGGTCAAGCAATCTTTGGTAGATTGCAACGACTAAATCAGAAGAAAGCTAATCTAACTCTAGACTTAGAAGAAATACAAGCCAGTATTAACTTCTTTTCTAGTAGAATTGTTGAGCTTGTCAATAATGAAGGCGAAGATACTCCCACAGAAGAAGCTGATGAAGCTGAAACTGAAGAGTAATATCATTAACTAGAGGGTGGAGTAGTCTGCCCTCTATTTCTAGAGGGAATTATGGATAGAAGTAATTGGGATAAACACAATCTACCCTGTCCTAAGTGTGGTGGTAGTGATCCTGTATCCACAAATAAAGATGGCTCTGGTCATTGCTTTAGTTGTGATACACATTGGGGAAATTATCAAGAAGCTTTGGATGGAAATATAATAAACATGAATGTATATAAAGAACCAAACACATTTTTAAATTCATACACAGGTACTTTCGGAGCATTAACAGATCGTAATATAAGCGAAGATGTAGCTAGAAAGTATGGTGTTAGAGTTATTTATAATAATGCTGGTGAAATATTAAAGCATGTTTATCCATACTATAATAGTAATGAGATTGTATCCACAAAAACAAGAACTATAAGTACCAAAGGTTTCGTTGTTGACGGAGGTTATGAAGGTACAGGATTGTTTGGCGAACAACTCTTTGGTAAAGGTGGGAAGTATCTTACCATAACCGAAGGAGAGTGTGATGCTATGGCAGTCTATGAAATGTTCGATAAAAAATGGGCATCAGTTTCTATAAAACGTGGTGCATCAGGTGCTGTTAGAGATATACGAGACAGCATAGAATTTGTTGAGTCATTTGATAATGTAATACTTTGCTTTGATAATGATAAGGCAGGTCGAGAAGCAGCTAGAAAAGTTGCACGTATTATAAAACCGGGCAAAGCTAGAATAGTTTCTTTGCCTACTGGTTTTAAAGATGCTAACATCATGCTTGAGAAAGGACAGTATGCTCAATTTACTAGAGCATGGTGGGATGCTAAGACTTATACTCCATCAGGAATTATGGAGTTATCAAGTGCTAAAGATAAATGGCTTCATAGAGAAGTCAAGCCAAGTGTTGCATATCCTTGGGAAGGATTAAACAAAAAGCTTTTCGGTATGAGAAAAGGAGAATTGGTAACCCTTACAGGTGGAACAGGACTTGGTAAGTCTAGTTTTACTAGAGAGCTTACTCATTATCTTATTAAAAATACAGAAGATAATGTAGGTATCATAGCTCTTGAAGAGAACTGGTTGAGAACTGCCGATGGTATTGTAGCCATCGAAGCTAATGATCGTATCTATTTAGAAGAGAAAAGAAATAAATACACTGAAGAAGAACTTATTATTTTATTTGATAAAGTTATTAAGAAGGATAAAGTATTTATACATGCTCATTTAGGCAGTAATGATATAGATGAAATCTTTTCTAAACTTAGATACATGATTATAGGTTGCGAATGTAATTGGGTTATTGTCGATCACTTACATATGCTTGTTAATCAATTAACAGAAGGAGATGAACGCAGAGGTATTGATAATCTTATGAATAGATTGCGTTCTCTTGTAGAAGAAACAGGTGTTGGTATGTTTTTAGTATCACATCTTAGAAGAGCAGCAGGAGAGAAAGGACACGAACAAGGTATCGAAGTTTCATTGTCTCATCTTAAAGGCTCCCAAGGAATAAGCCAGCTATCGGATTGCGTTATAGCCTTGGAACGCAACCAACAAGCAGAAGATGAACTGGAAGCTAACACAACTAAGATTAGAGTTCTTAAATCTAGATACACAGGGGATACAGGTAAAGCTTGTAGTCTATTATATAACCCAGAAACAGGTCGCATGAGTGAACTTACAGATGAAGAAACTCTAGATGATCTACCATTTTAGGAGGAGATATGAAAGAAATTGTATTTGATATTGAAACCAATGGTTTAAAGCCGGATAAAATATGGTGTATTGTAGCTAAACCTTTAGGTGAAGCTGTTGTATCCTTTGGACCTGATAAAATAAAAGAAGGATTAGAATTTTTAAATACAGCAGACTCCTTAATAGGTAATAATATTTTAGGTTTTGATATACCTGTAATAAGTAAATTACATGGTGTTGATTTATCAAGAACAAAAGTTATTAAGGATACATTAGTTATGTCTCGTTTATTCAATCCTGTTCGTGAGAACGGTCATAGTTTAAAAACGTGGGGATATATAGTTAATATGCCAAAACAAGAACATGAAGAATGGGATGTTTATTCTCCTGAAATGTTAAAGCGATGTCAACGTGATACAGTTTTAAATGAGAAAGTTTATCAGTATCTTCTTAAAGAAGGTGAAGGCTTTGATGAAGAATCTATAAAATTAGAACACGAAGTTGCTACAATTCTTAAAGAACAAGAAGAGAACGGCTTTCTCTTTAATGAGAAGGAAGCACTTTTATTAGTAGCTTCTCTTAAAGAAAGAATGTTTGAAGTTGAAAAGGAAGTGCAGAAAGTATTCCAACCTAAAATGGTAGATGTAAAATTAGTAACACCTAAACTTAAAAAGAATGGTGCACTATCTAAGTCAGGTTTGACTGCTGAAGAATATGACAAAGTATTATCAAGTGGTGATATGAAACCTTTTATGAGAAAGAAACTTCAACCATTTAACTTAGGTTCTCGTAAACAAATAGGAGAATACTTAACAGACTTTGGTTGGAAACCAAATAGATTTACTCCTACAGGTCAACCTATTGTAGATGAATCTTCATTAGCTAAAGTAAAAAATATACCAGAAGCTAAACTAATAGCAGAGTTTCTACTATTACAAAAGAGAATAGCACAGATTGATTCGTGGATTACAGCAGTTGATGATGATTCCAGAGTACATGGTTTTGTTATACCTAATGGAACTATAACTGGTAGGATGTCGCACAGGTCTCCTAACATGGCTCAAGTTCCTAGTGCATCTAGTGAATATGGAAAAGAATGTAGAGCCTGTTGGACTACTAAAGAGGGTTATAAATTATTAGGTGTTGATGCAAGTAGTTTAGAATTAAGAATGTTAGCACACTACATGGACAACGAAGAGTATACTGCTGAAGTTACCGATGGAGATATACATGCAGCTAATCAAAAACTTGCAGGATTAAAGTCAAGAGATAAAGCTAAGACTTTTATTTATGCCCTTTGTTATGGTGCTGGAGATCAGAAACTTTCTTCTATACTTGGTAGTAGTATTAAAGATGCCAAAAAAGTTAGAGAACATTTTCTTGATAATCTTCCAGCATTTAAAAATCTTAAAGTAAGAGTTGGAAAAGCAGCTAAGAGAGGATACCTTAAAGGATTAGATGGTCGTAAGATATTTATTAGAAATGATTACGCAGCTTTAAATAGTTTATTACAAGGTGGTGGTGCTATTGTTATGAAGAGAGCTTTAGCTATGTTAAATTCCTTAATAAAATTACAAACATTAGATGCTAAATTTGTAGCTAATATACATGACGAATGGCAGATGGAAGTAAGAGAAGATATCGCAGACTTTGTAGGAGAGTTAGCTGTCGGCTGTATTGAAAAGGCAGGAGAGTATTACAATATGCGTTGTCCTTTAACAGGAGAATATAAAATAGGAGGTAACTGGAGTGAAACACATTAAATACGGAAACACGGAGCTAAGTAGAAAAGGAGACTTTGCTGAATACTATGCAGTCACTTGGTTATGGGATAATGGCTATGAAGTCTTTCAAAATTGTGGGTGTACCGGTCCAATTGATCTAGTAGCCACAGATAAGAAAGGGAACACCCTACTTATAGATGTTAAAACAGAAGTACAAGCTAAACCAAGCTGTCCTAACTCTGCCTATGTAGTGAAACATGTAAGAACAAAATTACAAAAAAAGTTAGGAGTTGTACTGCTTGGTTTTAATCCTGTAACTAGAACATTAAGATTTATCCAGCATGGAATAGCAGGAGGAGCTGCAGTAGCAGAACATAAAAAACTAAAAATGAAAAATTCAAAATGAAAAAGAAATTAGAAAATATAGTACAGGATATATATAAGGCAATCAAACCTCTATCAAAAGGAGAGGGTCTTGACATATCAGAAGAAGACATACATCAGTTTGGTGAGGATATGAAAGAAGCTATTCGAAGTTGGTCAGCAGTACAACCAAAAGACAAGCCAACCTTACGAATGTCTAACATAGGTAAACCTGCTCGTCAACTTTGGTATGATAGAAATTCTAAAATTAAAGCTAAAGATTTACAGGCTACATTACTTATTAAGTTCTTATATGGTCATTTACTAGAGGCATTAGTTGTGTTCTTTGTTAAGTTATCTGGACATAAAATAACTGATCAGCAAAAAGAAGTAGAAGTTAATGGTATCAAAGGACATATTGATTGTAAAATAGATGGAGAAGTGGTGGATATTAAATCGACATCTGGTTTTTCATTCAATAAATTTAAAAATGGTACACTTCCAGACTATGATAGCTTTGGATACATGTCTCAATTAGCAGGCTATGAAGCTGCAGAGGGTACAAACAAGGGAGGTTTTCTAGCTATTAATAAAGAAACAGGAGAATTATGGTTCTTTCAACCAGATGAACTTGACAAGCCTGATATAAAGACTAAAATTAAAAGACGGAAGACTCAAATAAAAAAGTCTGAACCACCTGAGTTATGTTATCAACCGATAGCAGATGGAACTCATGGTAATTTTAAACTTCCAAGAGAGTGTGTGTGGTGTCCACATAAGATTGAATGTCATAAAGAATCCAACAATGGATTAGGACTACGAATATTTAATTATGCTAGAGGACCTGCTTTCTTTACAGAAGTAGCAGTTGAACCTAGAGTACAAGAGATTACAGATGAATGGGAAGAAAGCTAAATTAATTAGAAGACGAGCGAAAGAACTTCAATTAGAATGGATTAATAGTTTAATGCCAGAAGGAGAAACTATTACCGAAGAAAAATTAGATGAAGCTCTACCTTCAGATAAATATTACATGAGTCAAGGAACTTTATATCTTTCATTTATGAACTATAAATGGATAGAGAAAAAATTAAAAAAAGATATTAACTTAAAATTAAAAAATTTAATAAATTCAAATGCCTGAAATTAATTTAATAGAAATTACTTTAGAAGATTTACTTCTGGTCATAGGAGGTTTTGTACACAGGGGTGGAACTACTGACGATATTGAGATAGAATTATTATTAAGATTACAAGAATTAACAGATCAAGAAATTGAAGAGAGATTAACAGGGATTCCAAAAGGAACACAAATACATTAAGGAGAAAGATGGAATATAAATTTAATGAAGACATTATATTAAAAGTAGCAAAAGATTATATCGACAATACTTATAATGAGCATTATGCTAATGGTAAGTATCAAGCAACTGATCTTATTGTTGATGCAGGACATGGAGAAGGTTTTTGTATGGGTAACATAATGAAATACGCAATGAGGTATGGTAAGAAGAATGGAAGAAATCAAATTGATTTGCTAAAATTAATTCATTATGCTATAATAGCCTATTACATAGGTGACAAGGAAGGACATTTTAACAATGACTGATTACTTAGGAATAGAAATAGATTATAATAAAGACTCCAAGCTAGATAAGTTTAGTTTGGATACATTAAGAGACAGATATTTATGGGAGGAAGAAACTTATGCTCAAGAAGCTTTTGCAAGGGCTAGTGTATTTGGAGCAACGTATAAAGGAAAAACTGACTTTGATCTTGCCCAAAGACTCTATCAGTATTCATCTGATTGTTGGTTTATGTTTAGTACCCCTATACTTTCTAATGGAGGAACCAGTCGTGGGCTACCTATTAGCTGCTTTCTCAATTATGTACCTGATAGTAGGCATGGTCTCTCTAGTCACTATGATGAAAACATATGGCTCGCAAGTTCGGGTGGAGGTATCGGTGGATATTGGGGAGATGTTAGGAGTAATGGTATTGCTACTAGGCACGGTAGTCGTTCTACTGGATCAATTCCATTCATGCATGTCGTAGACTCTGAAATGCTTGCCTTTAATCAAGGCATCACTAGAAGAGGAAGCTATGCAGCCTATTCAGATATCTCACATCCAGAGATTGAAGAGTTTATTAATATGCGTAAAGAATCTGGTGGTGATATAAACAGAAAGTGTTTGAATATTCATAATGCAGTTAATGTAACTGATGAATTTTTAGAGGCAGTGAGAAATGATGAAGAATGGAGATTGATTGATCCTAAATCTAACGAAGCTGTAAAAACAATTAGTGCTAGAGATTTATGGTGGCAACTGTTAAATGCAAGAGCAGAGACAGGTGAGCCATACATGATAAATATTGATAGGTGTAATGAGTCTTTACCACAAGAACAGAAAGATTTAGGATTGAAGATTAATCAAAGTAATTTATGTTCTGAAATAGTATTACCTACTAACGAAGAACGGACTGCTGTGTGTTGTTTATCTAGTGTCAACTTAGAACACTTTGACAAATGGAAGAAGGATAAACAATTCATAGATGATTTAATAACTATGCTCGATAATGTATTAGAACATTTTATCGAAGCGATTGTAGATACTTCAGGATTAGGTGGATACAATGCAAACTTTAAGAGGTTTAAAAATTATGTTAGAGAAGAAAAAGAAGGATTGGTTAAAGCAGCTTATTCGGCTTATAGAGAGAGGTCGTTGGGTCTTGGAGCGATGGGCTTCCATGCTTATCTCCAAAGCAAAGGACTTCCGTTTCAAAGCTTACAGTCAACTAGTAATAACCACATTATGTTTTCGCACATCAAAGAAAAATCGTTGGAAGCTACCAGAAGACTTGCTGAAGAACGTGGCGAAGCTCCTGATGTACATGGTAGCAATAAGCGTAACGCTCATTTGCTGGCTGTTGCTCCTAATGCCAGTTCTAGTATTATATGTGGTGGTACTTCCCCTAGTATTGAACCATTTCGTGCTAACTCATTTACGCACAAGACGTTATCAGGCAGCTACCAAGTCAGAAACAAATTTTTAGATAAACTATTAAAAAAGAAAGGTCTTAATATAGAAGAAAGAGAAAAGATATGGAAGGACATAGCAGGATCAAGTGGCTCTGTACAACACTTAGATATACTAGACGATAATGAAAAGGAGATATTTAAAACTGCTCCAGAGATCAATCAGATATATATCGTGGAACATGCACACATGAGACAAGAATATATCTGTCAAAGTCAAAGTGTTAATCTATTCTTTACCATGCCTAAAGCTACCGAGCCACAAGAAGTACATGATGATTACTTACAGTATGTTAATGATGTACATTGGTATGCTATGCACAAACTTAAATCTTTGTATTACTTTAGATCGGATGCAGCTAGGTCTGCCGAGAATGTAAATATAAAAATACCTAGAGTTAAGTTAGAAGATGTTGAATGTTTAAGTTGTGAAGGATAATTATGAGTGAAGATTTAAGAAAAGAAAATAGATTTGATGCTTTGAAAAAAAAGTATGAAGCAGATATAGCAATAGCTAAATCTGAACTTGAAGTTTATTTTGAATCTAGTGTAGGTGTAGCAGAACACCCACACATAATAGAATCAATGGATAAACTAATGACAGACTTAGCAAATGCTCAAGAGAAATTAGAATGTTTACTGGACAATTTCTAATGGCTAACTTCAAAAGTTTCTGCAGTCGTATGTGGTTGGATCATTGTGACGAGAATAAAACTCCTCATAGTAATCCTTTAACTTATGAAGAGTATATTAAGAGACATTGGATATGGTTATTAGATAAGTATTCAAAACAAGTGGAGAAAGAGAATGAGCCTATTAAAAAATAGAGACTACTACAAACCTTTTGATCATCAATGGATGTTTGAGTATTATGTACAGCAAAACCAAATGCATTGGTTACCTGAGTCTGTGCCTTTACATACAGACATTAAAGACTGGCAGGATTTATCAGACTCTGAAAAGAATTTATTAACTCAAATCTTTAGACTGTTCACACAGTCAGATGTAGATGTAGGATCAGGTTATGTAGATAAGTTTATGCCTATGTTTAAAAAACCTGAAGCTCGTATGATGATGGGTGCATTTGTTAACATGGAGTCTATACACCAACATGCTTATAGTTTGTTATTAGATACTGTTGGTATGCCGGAAACTGAATATAAAGCTTTTGCAGAGTATGAAGAGATGGCTAATAAGCATGATTATATTAAAGACTTTAAGCCTACTCGTAGAAATAAAGAAGCTATAGCTAAAACTTTAGCAGTCTATTCAGCCTTCACCGAAGGACTACAACTCTTTAGTAGCTTTGCAATCCTGTTAAACTTTCCTAGATTTGGAAAGATGAAAGGGATGGGGCAGATTGTAACATACTCTATACGTGATGAATCTCTCCATGTGGAAGCAATGACAAAGTTATTTAGAGATTTTATAAAAGAGAATTTAGATATATGGACAGATAAGTTTAAGAAGGAACTTTATTCTATCTGTCGGAAGATGGTTAAATTAGAAGATAAGTTCCTTGACCTTGTGTTTTCTATGGGAAATATAGAAGGTCTAACCAAAGAAGATATGTATGCTTATAATAGATACATAGCTGATAGGAGATTATTACAACTTGGTCTTAAAACAAACTATGACCAAAGAGACAATCCTTTAGATTGGATTGATGAAATAATCGGAGTTGAACACCAAAACTTTTTTGAAGGGAGAGCTACTTCGTATATGAAAGCTGGCTTGAGAGGAGATCATGGAAGTCTAACCTTTACAGAAATTCAAAATGAAAAAGAATGAAGCAATATTATTAAGTTACAAATTATTAATTGATACAAAAGGAAAACTACACACAGAACGTAGTGTTAGTGATATTGATCAACTAGAAGAACAGTTTAATATTTCTACTTTTAACACATTAAAGACCGTACTTCGTGTAGGTAAAATAGAATTAGATAAAGTTCACAACAAAATTGAAAATGAACTTGATGCTAGAGTACAATAATTACTTAGCTAAAGGATTACGAGTACTATCTTCTAGTTTACTTATATCTTCTTCTAGGACATCTACGACAACAGCCATCCCTTCTATCTGTGCCTCTAAAGAATTAATAGAAGATGCTTGTGTTCTTAAAGAAATATTAATACCTTCATCAATAGACTTATTAATATAATCTACAGAAGTTTCAATCCTAGAAAATCTTTCTTCTATATCTTGTTGGGCATCTTCTGTTTCGCTAACAGTACTTACCTTTCTTTCAAGATTCTCAAGTCTGTTCACATAAGTTGCACCAGTATATCCAAACCCTGCTAGTGTACCTATTATAGTTACTAAAGCTATAAGCTGTCCTGCTCCTGATTTAAACCATTCCATTTCTTTTTCTCCTTTTCATAATATGTTTTAGTTTTTTTGTCGTAGTGTAGTTCCTTTTTAGGTGTCTTATTCTTAGGCATCTAAGTATAAAACATTATAAAGAACATACATATTCCACCAATACCCCAAACTAATGTATATACAAGCCACTCTGGTATCTTCATAAAGTAGGCTGTAAATCTCTCATTTGTTGTATAGTATTTAAGTTATCTCCTGCTAATCTATAGAAAGCATTTATGTTATCACCTAAATAAGCATCAGCATATATCACTCTAGGCTCATACCAATCATCTTTTCTAGGAATACTCCTACCATAGTAGTCTGTAAACCCTGCATTGTAACCTAAGTAAGCTACTAAAGTAGATTGATCTCCGTACTGTCCTGTTTCTTGTTGATAAGTTTCAGCTTCTTGTTGTTGACTCTGAATATTCTGAGCAATAATTTGATCAGCTATTTGGTCAGCTTCTGAGGCTGTACCTGCGTCTGCAACTGCTGTATCTATCTGACCCTGCATGTCCTGTACCTGCACTTCAACAACTGCTACTTGTGTAGAAACTTCTGAAGTGTCCATTGTACCAGTAGTGTTGACTGAACTAGACGAAGTACTTACATCAGTATTATCAGTTGAAACACTAGCAACACTAGTACTGGTATCTGTTTCAACAACAGTACCTGTATCCACAACAGAGCTAGTAGTAGTCATAGTAGTATCAGGTATGGTACTTAAAATATTCTGAGTTTGTATAGCAGCAGCCGATACCTGTGCTGATATACTTGGAGAACTTGAAGTGCTTATTCCTCCACTCGATACTGAACTGGAAACAGTATTAGTATTAAGACTACCACCAGAAGCGACTGTATTACCTGTAGCATGAATGGATGTTCCTGCTGTTGTACCACTCACACTTGCTGTTGCAGATTGAACAGTACTAGCTACCACACTTAAAGCAGTTTGCATATCCATAGAGCTACCCTCTTCTCTTTCGATAGTGCCAACTAGCTCTACTTCTTCTAAGTCTTCTAGTACTACTTCTTCTTCGTCTGCTTCTGCGATCCACTCTTCTTCAAGGTCTTCGTAGATTTCTTCGATGGCTTCTTCCTCGAAACTTTCTTCTTCAGCTTCGACAAAGTGCTCTTCAATAGTTTCTTGAGATTCTTCCATCTCTTCTTCAAACCATTCATCAAGCTCTTCTTCGTTTTCAAAAACCAAGTAGTTATCTTCTTCTTCATATTCGATATCCTCTGTTATGATTGTAT